CATAATATCACCTCGGATGTAAGTCTTTCTTACCACAGTAAGGACACTTACCTTCAACCGCCAAGTGCATTTGAATACGTGGGGCTTCCCACCCACACGACCAACACTTAGCAGAAGTCCATCTCATTCATGTACCACCGGCGCAAACAGACTACCAATTAGCCCTTCTTCTTTATCTATAATATACGCAGACAATCCTGCTTTAGCCATAACATATCCGTTACGACTATGGTATCTATCTTCACCTGCAAGACTAGGAAGTTGTATAATCAAACAACCACCCGCTTCTCGCATTTGTTGATGATGCAGATGTCCATGAAACCAAAGTTTGTGAGATGTTTCACCCCAAGCACTTCTTTCTTCATGCGCCATTAAAGCATTTAGTTTATTCATAACTTTACCATCACCGTGAGTAAATCCAATCAAGTTATTACCATAAGTAACATATTGTCTAATTTCGGGAGAAACTACTACGTTCACATCCTCACAATCTTTGTAATAAGCGTCAAGGTACATCATTAACATAATACTTGTATGTCTGTCATGATTACCACCCATGAATATCAACTCAACATCAGAAACCGTTCTTAGTAAGTCAATGTGTTGTCTTGCTAAATCGCATCCTTCCATAAGGATTTGTGCAGGGGTAGCGGCCATATCTTGTGCCGTACCCTTTGTAGTTGTACCAACATCATTATCCACATGAAACCAATCAGACCCAACACCAACGTAAAACCTTTCGGGTTTACTAGGTAGTCTCTTTAGCAACTCTTCGGTCTTTGTCAAAACTCTATGTCTTGCCTCTTCCAAGTCATAACTTTGTCCGACTTCATCAATCCAACCATATTTACCAAAATGTAAGTCAGTTGGAGAAAGAACAACGGCAAAATCACCGTCATTTTTAGTCTTGGTACGCTTTACGGAAGCAGGCTTCCACTTTTGTGCTATTTCTAAGAAATCTTTTTTGACTGTCTCGTTGAAGTAGTTATATTTCATAGCGTCTTTCTCGACTTGCCTCCACCTTTTGCCTTCTGCCTTCTTAATAATTTCAATTTTACGCATGGCTAGTATTTCGTCAACTAAATCATCAACAGTATTGCCTTCTATCTCTTTATCTGTAAATGGCTGCATACCATGAGTCCATTTGTTAACTCTAACGTATTCACTTACCCAAGCAGGCGGCATTTCAAACTCTCTAGCCATTTCTTCGGTTGTTAAGTTGCCTCCCGCCTCAGAATATGCTTTTTTCATGGCTCGGTGTTTATCTCCTTCCACCACATAGAATCCATCTATTGCTTCCATGACTACCAAGTACTTATCTGCTGCTTCATCGTGATACACTTTTGTTCTTTCGTTCACAACAGCATGATATTCTTCTTTATCCTTAAAAGGACTATTACCTTCTTTCATCCATCGTTGTATCGCTGAACGCCAAGCATTCTTTGAACGCTTTGGCTCAACTTCGTGGAGAAACTCAGCAAACTCACTAATGTTACTAAAACTTCTATCTTTCGCAAACTTTTCTATGAGGTCTTTGCCTCCATGCACCCTTCGCATAAACAAAGGTTATTTGAAGGGATATATAAGTATTAGCCTATTAATTTCTATTAGTTTGGTGTTTTACAAAATAAATAAACCGCTAGACTGCTAGGCTGTCTGTAATTAGTTTTATTTCTTCTATAATATGTTTGGTAAAGCCCCTTACCCTCTATTAGTTAACGTAGTTAACTTCTCTATACTAAAGAAAAAAATAAAAAAATAAAAAAATATAACGCAGTAAAGCGTTTAATTCTTTCAGTAAATCGCAAAAACATTAAAAAAAATAAAAACGAAGTATTAAACGTCAATTATACCCTCGATATGATATGGCCGAGCGTAGCAGGTGGAATATATTTCGTGGTAACACCAAAAAAGAGAATCCTAATCAAATTATAGAAAGAGCAGGTATGTTGATTGAGCCTTTCAATCAAGTAGCAGGTGTACCCGATATTGTTAGAGACACCGAGAGGTTAAGAAGAGACAGCAACCACGACAATGAGTTTGACCTTTACGATAGTATGTTAAAGTTAGACCCCGAATTGAACGGCGCTGTACGTGCGGTATCTCTTACGGCTAACAACTATGAGATAAATTACGCTAATGGTAAAAACTCACAAATAAGAGAGTCCATACGTGAGTTAGTCGAAGATACTCTTGATTTTGATGACATTATGATAAATGCTATGCGAAGTCTTATGGTCTATGGTAATGACATAAACAAAATAGTAGGTAAAGAAGGTGTGGGTATAACAGACATACAAAGTTTACCGATAAAACAAATAACAATCGTTGATGAAAGAGGCGGCTTAGGCTCTTACTTTGTTGCTGATGAAGATAACCCCGTTATCGAGGCTAAGACGTATATGCTTAGAGAGGCTACTTCGTATGAACGTGCTATTCCTAAAAATGAAATATTACACGTAAGGATAGATTATCGTTCTAATTGGTTTACCGATAACAAACTACGCAGAACCTACGGTGTATGGGGCGCAAGTAGGTTTACATCACTAAAGCAACCAATACGCATGAAATATAACAGTATGAATAATAGAGTTTCTTTAGAGGACTCTATGACAAAGCAGTTTATCACAATTGACAAATCTGCTATCGAACACATACAAGACCCTGCTGAACAGGCACAAAGACTCCAACATATTATGGATGAGGTAATTACTTTATTCGAGGGATTGCGAGGCGACCAAATACCTGTACTTCCTCATTACGTGGAATTACATCATGTTGACGTAGGTAATAGTTTACCGAATAACACAGGCTTCCTCGACACAATAAATGCTGATATTGCAGCCGTACTACAAGTACCAAGAGTAGCAGCAGGTCAAGAAAAAGGTTCAACTTTTGCTGCGACATTTAACGCTAATCTTTGGGCTGTCCAAGCAATTAGTCGTATGCACAGAATCTTGAGCGAATCAGCAACAAAGATATTTATGATACACTTAGACCTGTTAGGTATTTCTTACCGCAAACAGGATTTACCTACAATTAAGTTTGAGGCTATGGACAGCGAGACACCACTTAACATTATGCAAAGAACAGTTATGGGGTATAACGCAGGACTTCTTACACTAAACCAATCTTTTGATTTGCTTAACCTACCAAGTATAGGTAAAGAAGGTGATGAGAGAAAAATGACAGAAGCACCAAAGCAAGTAGGAGATTTACCAAGAGAAAACTCACAGGACGGTGCGAGCGACCTTGTTGAGTGATAGTTTATTTTTAGCCTTAATATATTTCTTTTGCGGTGTCTTAGGTATTATATTAAGCAAAGTATTAATAAGACGCAAGGGTAGTGGAAAGAACATGGCTCAGATGAAAATGACAAACCCAAATGAGACTCTAATGCTAACTTTTGGTATGGGAGTAGTTATGGCGTGGGTAGTTATAGCGGCAACAGCATCGTACTTTAGTATAGTCGAACAAAGGGATATTTCAGATTCACAACTTACAGTTATTGGTCTATTAGGTGGACCGGCACTTCTTATCATAACAAGTGTACTAGATTTATTTAAGGGTAAAGAAAGTGCTAAAATTGCAGTATTGCCGGACAGACTATCTGCTGATGTTCAAGCAACTGACGCTGAAAAGACTCACGTAAGATTATTGGAAGAGTTTAAGATGAAGCATGACCTAGAAATGGAAAAGATGCAAAAACAACACACTTTAGATATGGAAGCGTATCAAATTACTAACGGAAAAACTAAGGAGGCCAAAAAATGAATAGTAGCATTTGGTGCGGCTTTTGTACTCTAGGTAATTGTTGGGAATGTCCCGAAGGTCAAGAGTAGGTTAATAAGACAATCACTAACTGAAACAAACAATGTCGTGTGGATGCGGTTGTAGTGGCGAAGTAGTAGCATACGAAGAATGGGATGAAGAAGATGTTACGGCTGCCGAGTATCAAGGGCGTAGCGTTACGCTCAATAAGCCTTTTCGCACAAAGGGCGGTGCTAAAAAGTTCGCAGTTTATACTAAAAATGGTAGCGGTAATGTAGTCATAGTAAGATTTGGCGACCCTAACATGGAAATCAAAAGAGATGACCCCGCTAGAAGAAAAGCGTTTAGGTCTAGGCATAATTGCCAAAGTCCCGGCCCAAAATGGAAGGCACGTTATTGGTCTTGCAGACAATGGCGTGGTGGTAAAAAGGTTGAAGCAGAAGATGGTAGCCCATGCGGTTGCGGTTGTAATGATGAAAATGCAGAAGCAAAAGACGCAGACGACCCATGCACAGAAGGCTACGAACAATACGGTATGAAAATGAAAAATGGCCGTAAAGTACCTAACTGTATTCCTATTCAAAGTAAGGCTGATGAAGTCGAAGCAGCAGAACCTACACCTAACGATACAGAATCGCACGATGAGTATATGACACGATGCCAAGAAGCAGGATATACAAAAGAAGAATGTATGAAAGCACATGAAGGACATGAGTTTGAAGTCGAAGGTTACTATGATGACGATAAGAAAAAAGCGGCAGAATGTGGCTACGGCGAAAAAATGATAGATGGCGAATGTCGCAAAGTAGCAGTTACTTTAGAGTTAAACCTAGAAGAGATAGAAGCAAAACTTATCGCAGAAACAGGAAAAACTGTCTATGAAATAAGAGGCATAGCATTCCACGAAGGTATGAATAAAAACAATTGGTCTTTGACCGAAGAAGGTGCTAGAAGTGTCGCACAACAAATGAAAGATTCAGACTTAACACTATATCATCCGGCAGCAAATGAAAACGGTGCAGGATTTACAAGAAACGAAGAAGGCTTAGAAGAATCTAACGTAGGTAGGATAGTAGGCGCTTCTTTCTTCAAAACAGAAGGTGGCTACGAAGTTAGGTATGTAGCACACGTAACTCAAACAGAATTATTCCCAAGTTTAGCATCCGGTCTATGGAAGGAAGATGGGTACGGTGTAAGTATTGGTGGTTCGGGTATTCCTGTATCAGCAGACGAAAACGGACTTGTATTCGGTGAAGATTTTACTTTCGACCATTTAGCATTGGTTGTAAGACCCGCTTATGATAGAGCAAATGTCGAATCAATCGAAAAAATAGAAATCGAAGAAGAAATCATAGCAAGTGAGCCAACCTTTATAGGTCATTCAATCGCTGACGTTAATCAACCAACGGTGAAAAGTATGACCGAAGAAGAAAATACAGAAATAAATTATGAAGCACAAATCGAGGCTATACAGGCTGAGTTAGTTTTGGCTAACAGCCGTGTCGCTGAGTTCGAGGCTCAAGTGGCCGCAAAAGCAGAAGAAGAAAGAATGACTTTAGTATCTAAAGCATCTGAGTTAGGAATGTCCGGCCATGATGAACTTTCTTCACCTACATTAGAAACACTTATCGCATCTTGGGAAGAAGCGCATCCTGCGCCAACTCCTGTTGAGATGACACCTATTGCATCTGAGACAAAAGTTGTCGAGACAATAGAAGCGTCTGAAACACCACAAGTAGCAAACTACTTGAATGGAAAAATGATTTCAAATGACGAAGCAGTTTACGAAAAGGCATTTAACCTTTGGGCAAACACATGGAACAGAACACTCGCAGGGGCAGAAAGAACAAGAATGTCTGCACCTTCGTACAAAGATATTAAGGAGATGAGATAAAATGGTAGCATATTCAGGAAACGACCCCGTACACGTAGTTGACATACAAGAAACATTCGCAAGCAAAGGATTAGTAGTTAAATATCATGCAAGTGGTATTCTAATGACTGCATCAGTTGACGATACACCAATCGGCTACACAATGGCAGAATCAAGCCGAGATGCAGATTCAGCATTGGAAGCAGCAGGAACAGGAACAGTATCAATCCTTCCTCTTGACGGTATTTGTTATCTTAAAGCAGGTGCAGCAATTTCTGCACCTAAGTTTGGACTACCAATATACTTAACACAAACAGCAGGATTGAACGGATGTGTTGATGACGATGCTTCAAACTCCGCAACCCTAGTAGGTTACTACTTCGGTGGAGAAGGCGCTATTGCAGCAGGAGATTACATTCCTGTATCTTGTTAGATATATGAATTAAATTATAGGAGATGAATGATATGAACAATACATTAGAAGAAATATTAAACCCAACAGCAGCAGTCGGACCATTTTCAGTTGGAGATGCAGTCTTAGAGCAAACTCTAAGAGACTTTATCCAACTACAATCTAACACAATCGCTATCGCAACCGATTTAGTCGGTGTACGAAGCGTACCTTGGTTAGAGTTTAAGTGGTACACAGGAGTAGTAGGTACATTTAGTTATCCATTAGATGACGTTGCACTAACTGACCCAACCAACCTAGGAACAGCAAACTACACAACCAAACTCGAAAAGGGTCAAGGTCGTGTTACTTTCCTAGACGCAGTAAGACTACGTGGCGAATCTTTCGAGAACATCGACCGTCAACAACTTGCTATCGTAAGAGCAAGGGCTGACACAATCGACAACCACATCTTAGCGAAACTTTACGGTGGTGCAGGTGCAACAGCAGTTGCAGCAACACAAGTATTCGGACACGGAAGTGCAGACGAAGAAGGCGACATCCTAAAGTGTATGGACAACATCTTTGCAGAAGGAAGAGTAAGCGGTAATGAACCACTTGCACTAGTACTACCTGCTGATACAAGAAGTGCTATCCTAAATACAACACTATACGGAAACGTAGTTGAATCACTAGGCGACCACTTGGCTAGAATCGCATCTATGTCTATCTCTTACACAAGAGATTACGGAAGCGGTAACGCAATCGGAAACGATGCACTAATGCTAATTCCGGGCGCAGATACAGCCGAGTTTTTCACATACAACGGTGAAGGATTTACAGAAACAGAATTGACAAGATTGCCGGGCGTAGGTTACGATTGGCTTCTTACTTCTTACATGGGTAGCGTTATCCACGAACACCAAGATGGCGCATCATCCGGTACTAACAAAAGGATTCTTAAGTTAACCGGAGTACGTGCTTAAATACGTACGGTGGTTAAATGCCTAAAGAAACTAAAAAGACTTCTGCGAAGAAGGCTACAAAGCCAAAGGCGGCTGCAAAGAAAAAGCAGCCGTCTAAGGCTAACCTTGCTACCCAACTAAAGGATGCAGGTATATTGTTGCCCGAATCAGCAGATGTTAAAGAAATGGAACATCGTTTGAAACATTGGAAAGCAGGTAATGGTTACTTGGTAAGAGTACACCGCAACGCCGGTTCAAGATATGCAGGACATCCTCTAGCACTATTAGATTCACCTAGAAAAGCATTGTATTGGCTACCCCCTAGCGACATGACCGATAAAATAATTGCTACACAAAGAGTAGTAATAGTTGGTCGCTCAGACAAACCTTCATCTAACACTGTATTCATAGACGTACCATTAGACTATGAGTAGGGGTGTATGAATGTCATTTGATGTAGGAGAGTTAGTAGTCGATGAAGAAGCAACAGTATTAGACACTAACATATCTGCAAGACAAATAAGAGACTTACTTAACAGACCAAGAGGTCTGAACGGGGCTACTATTGTCGAGTACCTTAATATACGTATTCCCGAAGTACAAAAGAAAGTACGAAAGGCAACATACGTAGGGGTAAATACTACAAATGCCCCTGCTACTGCACACATAGAAGGTGCAATTAAGTTTATGGTATGTGTTGATTGCTTAAGGGTACTCATAGATACCATACCTTCTGTTGTTCCTGAAAAAGAACAGGGTACAGCAGACATCCGTTATAATCAACAGTTAGCCTCATTCGAGAGGCAAGCGAAGTCGCTATTAAGTGCAATAGAAGAGAAGGGCGGCACAGCATTTTATACAAAGGCCACAGCCGCAAAAACAAGCGGTACAAAAAGTGGTGAGTTGTCCGGTTCTCTCTCTTCACAATAGGAGTGAGATAAATGGCTAATAAAACATGGGACGGAAGTCATAACGACCAATATAACCATGCCGACAATTGGACTGATGATGATACCGGCGCTAGTGGTATTCCTGCATCGGGAGATAATATTACTTTTGATAATACTTCTGATGGTAATTCTAATGATTTGTGTGTTATAGATGGTCTTACTCTAACATTAGGTAATATTACTATTGCGTCTAATTATATAGGAAAATTACAAACTAATAATACAGTAGTAATAAATATAACCGGTGCTTTGACAATAAATAGAGCAGACTGTCTTAAGTTTGATGGTACAAACACAGTAAACTTTACAGGCGACCCCGCATCAGTAGGTATTGCTACATACGATGGCGCAGGCGCAGCATACACCAAAGCCTTAGTTAGTTTTGGTGCAGACACTAGTGTTTGGAATACGGGTAGGGATAATACAGCATTTGTTTTTCCTAATCATTCATTTAGTATGGTGGATGGTGTATATCCTAAGTTTACTTTTACGGGAACACTAAAAGCAAAGAAAATATATTCTGATGCTTCACGTACTGAGTTTAACAATTATGGTTCTGTTGATATAGCACAACTTACTGCTAACAATATTTCTTCTGATAACTACGATATATACGATTATAGCAAAGAGTTTTTGTTTGAAGGTAGTATAGCGGCGATTGGTGATACCTTTAGGTTCGGACATACTACCGCTAGATTTAAGACGCTTAAAACGTCATCTTATGGTGCAATAGATTTCCCCGTTACAGGTAGTGTTACTAGTGCAATAGGCGACAGTACCACAAAAAACTTTTACGCTCAATATCATAAGTTAGTAATTGAAACAAACGATGTTATAGACAACTATTGGAAAATCCCTGCGGGACTTACAATAGAATGTAATGAGTTAGTGATAAAAGATGGTGGTAGGATTTATGGAGACGTAGGAACAGATGTCAAGGCCGCTACTATCAAATGTGTAAAAAGACCTACTATTAGAGGCGATTGGAACTTTAGACAAATAGCAGATGGTGTTTATGAAACCATAGGTGCTATTAGTAATACGCCTGTTTATCATGGGGGTACAGGGCTACAAACAATTCCTGTTGGTGCAATACTTTATGGTAATGGTAATGGTACAATATCCGTATTAAATCCGGGCAGTAATGGACAGGTCTTAAAATTAGTAAGTGGTGTGCCTTCGTGGGAGAACGCATAAGTTTAATAGGACACACGGTATTGAATAAAAATAGGGGGCGTACAGCATGGCAGAAAAATTAACAGACAATAAAAACATCTTCCTAACTACTGAAAGTGAAAGACTAGCAGTAACGCCTCATACACAACATTTGTATAAAGATGCAGATGCAGGATTTTTATTCTATGGAGACGGCTCAACTGTCGGCGGTACTTCTGTTGACGTTAGACCGGCAACAACTAAGACTGCTAACTATACACTACTTCGTAAAGATGAAGGTAGGTTAATTGTTTTTAATTCGGGTAGTGGATTAACACTTACTATCCCAACTAATGCTAATGTTCCCTTTGTAAATAATTTAACTGAAATACACGTACTAAATATAGGTGCGGGCGCAGTAACACTTTCCGGTGCATCCGGTGTAACAGTTAGTGGTACTACTTCTTTAGCACAATATGCTAAAGCAACTATTAGAAAAACAGGTACAGATGCTTGGGTAGTTTTAGCATCGGTTGCGGCATCGACAGGAGACATCGAAGGAGTAACAGCAGGAACAGGTTTAGGTGGTGGTGGTACTTCCGGCACAGTAACCCTAACAAATACAGGTGTAACATCCATAGTAGCAGGAACTAATATTTCTATAAGTGGTGCTACGGGCGCAGTAACAATAACAGGTACAGATACGAATACACAACTTACAACAGAACAAGTTCAAGATATAGTAGGAGATATGCTTGTAGGCACTGAAACACGCATTGGTGTTTCTTATGACGATACAAACGGAAGGATTAATTTTGTTGTCGATGACATGACTGCTAATACGCAGTTAACTACCGAAGAAGTACAAGATATTATTGGTGCTATGATTGCAGGTAATACCGAGAGTGGTATAACCGTAACATACGATGATACTAATGGTAAATTAGACCTTTCAGTAGCAAGTCAAACAGAAAATAGTTTTACGACAACATTAAAAAATAAATTAGAAGCAATAGAGGCTAATGCTACTGCCGACCAAACTGCGGCAGAAATAAGAGCGTTAGTCGAAGCCGCTACTGATTCTAATGTATTTACAGACGCAGACCACAGTAAGTTAAATGCTATCGAGGCTTCTGCTACCGCAGACCAAACTGCATCTGAGATACGAACATTAGTTGAGTCTGCTACTGATTCTAATGTCTTTACAGATGCAGACCATAGCAAACTAGACGGTATTGCCGCAAGTGCTAATAACTACGCTATCTCATCAGATTTACTAGACGAAGATAATATGGCTTCTAATTCAGCAACTAAGGTTGCTAGTCAACAGTCAATAAAAACGTATGTTGATGCCGAGGTTGCAGGAGTCGTTGATTCCGCACCGGCGGCACTAAACACACTTAATGAGTTAGCGGCGGCATTAGGAGATGATGCTAATTATGCCACAACAACTTCCACAGCACTAGGCAACAGATTACGCACAGATACCGATAGTCAAGGTCTTAATGCTACACAACAAACAAATGCTCTAACAAACTTAGGTATTACTGCTACTAAAGCAGAAATAAACATACTTGATGACGGGTTATCAGCAAGTGATATTCCAAGCCTAGCGGCAAGTAAGATTACAAGCGGTACATTCGCAACAGCAAGAATCGCTGATGATGCAATCACCGCAGGTAAATTAAATGTAACCGGAGACGGTTCTGCTACACAATTTTTGCGTTCAGATGGTGATGGTTCTTTTACATGGGCTGTCCCAACAGATACAGATACAAATACTCAATTAACACAAGAACAAGTTGAGGATTTCGTAGCAGGGGTAATCACAGCAGGTACAAATGTAAGTGTTACTTATGATGATGCAGCAGGAACATTAACTATTGCTTCAACAGACACAAACACGCAGTTAACAACAGAAGCAGTACAAGATATAGTGGGGGCTATGCTTGTTGGAACAGAAACAAGAATAGGTGTAACATACGATGACACCAACGGTAGGATTGATTTCGTAGTTGACGATATGACAGCCAATGACAATACACAACTTACTAATGAACAGGTACAGGATATTGTCGGGGCTATGTTTTCTTCAAATACCGAAACACGCATTACTGCTACCTACGATGACACTAATGGAAAAATGAACTTAGTTGTTGACGACCAATCATCAGATAACAATACTACTTACAGCATTTCTGCTGTTGACGGCGACAATGCTGATGAAGAAAAGATTCGATTAACTGATAGTGCTAGTGGTACTGACGATATAGTGCTTGAAGCAGGTACGGGTTTATCTATCGCACGTAGCGGAGATAAAATTACTTTTACCAATACAGTAACCGATACCAACACACAATTAACTACGGAACAAGTGCAGGATATTATCGGCGCTATGTTTTCCTCAAACACAGAAACAAGAGTAGCAGCAACTTATGATGACACCAATGGAAAAATAGATATTGTTGTTGATGACATGACTGCTGATACAAATACCTTTAGGACTATTACTGCGGGTGGTAACACTCTTGGGTCAAGTGAAACTTTGGCTTTCACCGCAGGTTCTAATGTTACAATTACCGAGAGTGGTGGTGCAGTAACAATTGCGTCAACCGATACTAATACAAATACTCAACTATCTGACGAACAAGTTCAGGATATAATAGGTGCTATGGTTGATGGTGGTACTGAAACTAACATTTCCGTAACCTATGATGACACCAACGGTAAATTAAACTTTGTTTCAACAGATACAAATACTGAATACAGCGTTGGAGACGGCGGGTTAACACAAAATAACTTTACTAATACCTTAAAAACAAAATTAGATGGTATTGCTACTTCTGCAAATAATTATGTTCATCCTAACCATAGTGGTGAAGTAACATCTTCTGCTGATGGTGCTACTGTTATAGCAGACAATGTGATAGATGAAGCAAATCTCAAAGTTACCAATTCCCCTACTGATAATTATTTACTCAGTTACGACCAAGCAACAACAGGTTTTACTTGGATAGCCGCAGGTGCGGGTGGAGAGAATAATCAAAATGCTTTCAGTACCGTAGCAGTATCGGGGCAAGATGACGTAGTTGCAGATGCCGCTACTGATACTCTAACCTTTGCAGCAGGTTCTAATGTAACTATTACTACAACAGCAGGAAGCGATACGATTACTTTTGCTTCTGCTGATACTAACACTCAACTAACACAAGAACAAGTCGAAGATTATGTTAACGGTCTTATTGTAGGTGGTACAAATGTTACCGCTACTTACGATGATGCGGCAGGAACTTTAACACTTTCTTCTAGTGATACCAACACTCAATTAAGTACCGAAGAGGTGCAAGATATTGTCGGGGCTATGTTAGTAGGTACGGAGACTAGAATAGGAGTAACCTATGATGATACTAATGGAAGAATTAACTTTGTAGTCGATGATATGACAGCAGATACACAACCACTTACAACGGAAGCAGTACAAGATATTGTAGGAGATATGTTTGCTTCTAACACCGAAACTAGGGTAGCGGCAACATACGATGATACTAACGGTAAAATAAATGTAGTTGTGGATGACATGACTGCAAACGACAATACTTTTAGAACAATTACAGCAGGTGGCAATACATTAGGTGCAACAGAAACATTAGCCTTCACAGCAGGGTCTAACGTAACTATAACAGAAAGCGGTGGCGCAGTAACGATAACATCGGCAGACACTAACACTAATACACAGTTAAGTCAAGAACAAGTTGAAGATTACATAGATGGTTTATTAACGGCAGGTAGTAATGTATCACTTACTTATGACGATGTTGCCGGTACTCTAACTATTGCATCGACAGATACTAATACTCAATTATCAACAGAACAAGTACAGGATATTGTAGGTGCTATGTTTTCATCTAATACAGAAACTAGAATCAGTGCAACATATCAAGATGGAGACGGCACAATAGATTTAGTAGTGGATGATTTAAACACAAACACTCAGTTGTCAAACGAACAAGTCCAAGATATAGTCGGTGCTATGTTCTCTAGCAATACTGAGACAAGGGTAGCGGCTACTTATGATGATACAAACGGAAAGATAAATGTTGTTGTTGACGATATGACCGCTAATGATAACACCTTTAGGACAATTACCGCAGGCGGAAATACATTAGGCTCTAGTGAAACCTTAGCATTTACAGCAGGTACTAATGTAAGTATTTCTGAAAGTGGTGGTGCAGTAACTATTACATCGACCGATACTAACACCGAATATTCAGTAGGGGATGGTGGATTAACTCAAAACAATTTTACTAATACCCTTAAATCAAAACTAGACGGAATAGCATCTTCGGCAAATAATTACGCAATATCTTCTGACCTTTTAGATGAAGATAATATGGCTAGTAACAGCGCAACCAAAGTAGCAAGCCAACAATCCATCAAAGCATATGTGGATGCGGAAGTAGCAACAAATGCTTCTGCAATAACAGCAATAACAAATGGTGCGCCATCTTTACTTAACACACTAGATGAATTAGCAGCCGCTTTGGGTGATGATGCAAACTTTGCTACAACAACTGCCACTTCATTAGGTGAAAAATTAGTAAAGACAAGTAACTTATCAGACTTAGCCAATGCAGGTACAGCACGAACCAATTTAGGTTTAGGTACTGCGGCAACATTATCGGGTACAGGTGCAGTTGCTAACGGCAACGCAGGTTTAGTTACAGGAGATGTTGTCTTTGATTACATAGCGGCACAAGGCTTCGGTTCGGGTTCGGGAGACATAACAGCAGTAGTTGCAGGGACAGGTCTTAGTGGTGGTGCTACAAGCGGTAGTGCAACCGTAAATCTAAGTCATTTAGGAATAGAATCTTTGTCTGACCCAAACGGTGATAGATTACTTATATGGGATGATTCCGCAGGGGCTATTGTATTTGCGACAGCAAACAGCAATCTTGCTATAAGTGGCACAAACGTAAACGCTACTGATACAAACACAACATATTCTGTCGGTGATGGTGGTCTTACACAAAATAACTTTACTAATACTTTAAAGACTAAACTAGATGGAATAGCGGCTAGTGCAAATAACTATTCTCTTACAGACGACCTAGCATCGGGTGAGATAACCCAATTACAAAACATAGGCGCTACTACAATTACAGCAACACAATGGGGGTATCTAGGGGCTGCTTCGGGTGCTATCACGAATACAGACACACAACTAAGTACCGAACAAGTTCAAGACATAGTAGGTGCTATGTTTAGTTCTAACACGGAGACAAGGGTTTCCGCTACCTATCAAGATGGAGACGGAACAATTGACCTTGTTGTTGATGACATGACAGCAAACGATAATACATTTAGGACTGTTACGGCAGGAGGTAATACTCTTGGTGCATCTGAAACTTTGGCATTTACAGCAGGTAGCAACGTAACAATAACTGAATTAGATGGTGCGGTAACAATAGCAGCAACAGATACCAACACCAATACACAACTTAGCACAGAACAAGTACAAGACATTGTTGGGGCTATGTTTAGTAGTAACACAGAAACTAGAATTGCGGCAACATACCAAGACGGAGACGGTACAATTGATTTAGTTGTTGACGATATGACGGCCAACACTAATACAAATCAATTAACTACTTTTACCTTAACAGGAGATTCCGGTACTAACCAAACTATTGCACATGGTAATACATTAGATATTGCGGGTGGAACAGGAATAGATACAGTAGTTGGTGCTACTGATACAGTAACAGTCGCTATTGATAATACAGTTGCTACACTATCGGGTTCTCAGACCTTAAGCAACAAAACAATTGCTATATCACAAGTAACTGAACTTTCTAATTTAACCGCCGCAGAAGGAGAACAGTTAGAAAACATTGGCTCAACAACAATCTCCGCAACACAATGGGGCTACTTAGGTGCGGCATCCGGCGCAATCACTAATACCGATACACAATTAAGTACGGAACAGGTACAAGATATAGTTGGTGCTATGTTTAGTAGTAATACCGAAACGAGAGTATCAGCCACATATCAAGATGGTGATGGCACTATTGATTTGGTAGTGGATGACATGACAGCAAATGATAATACAACCTATTCAGCAGGTACTAACATATCACTAAGCGGCACTACTTTCAATGTTGATGATGCTTTCTTAGTCAATAACGGTGATGATACAACAACAGGCACTATTACTGCGGGTGGTTTTACAACAGCAGGTTCTATTACACTTGGCGGCCATGCGGTTGCTGACATAGATATAGGTAGCGAGTTTGTTGATACAGATGACCACTTGATGTCATCCGGTGCGATTAAAGAAAAGATTGAGTCTTACAGTTATGTTACGGCTAATCAAAATACAACAGGTAGCGCGGGAACAGTAACTAGCATAGGTAATTTAACGGGAGAAGTAACTTCCACAAATAGAGCGACTGTTATTGCTGACAACGTAGTGGATGAAGCAAATCTGAAAGTTTCAAACAACCCTACTAACGGATATGTCTTGACTGCACAATCCGGCAACACAGGTGGCTTAACATGGGCGGAAGCAAGTAGTGGTGGTGCTTCTGATATTGGCGCACTAGATGATGTATTGATGGATGCTACTAATTTTATTAGTTCATTCTTAATACAAACAGATAGTGATGGTTCAGCCCCCACAACAGGAACACTAAGTAATGCTAGTCATAACATAGGAATAGGACATGATGTATTCCTTGATTTAACATCGGGTGTAGGCAATTTGGGTTTGGGTACTTTTGCTTTAACTAATCAAACAACAGGGGATTATAACATAGGAATTGGTTATAACGCCCTTGGTACAACAACTCAAGGTCAATATAATATAGGTATTGGATATGAAGCAGGTTTTGGTTTTGACGACCATGATTACAATGTAGCGATAGGTTATAGAGCATTTAGGCAACAAGGCGGTAGTTCAAATGTCGCAGTAGGGTCTTTTGCTATGTATGGTGCGGGTGCATCAAATACTGCTAGTAACAACGTAGCACTTGGTACTCGTTCTATGGAAGCAGTTACGACAGGTAGTAATAGCGTATTCGTAGGTTATCAAGCAGGTTCAGATATTACAACGGCTTCTTCAAACGTAGGTGTTGGTTATCAAGCGTTATACAAACAAACCACAGGTCTTAGAAATGTGGCTGTCGGTGCTAATGCTTTAGACCAATCCACTACCGAAGCCGATAACATAGCAATAGGTTACAATGCTTTAGGTGGTGTTGTTAATGGTGGAGAACAGAACGTAGCAATAGGCAGTTATTCGGGAGAAGATATTACTACTGCTGATGGTTCGGTGCTTATAGGTTATAGAGCAGGGTGGAATATAACAACGGGCGGCCATAACGTAGCAATTGGACATCAAGCATTAGACGCTGTTACAACAAATGGGCAAAACGTAGCAGTAGGAATGTCTGCTTTAGGTCAATGCACATCAGGTAATAACGTAGCGGTTGGTGCAGATGCAGGTAGGG